GTCTGCTGTGAAGTCGTCCATCATCGAGTTGAAGAATTCAAGCGCCATCGATTCGTCAACCTTGAGCTGCTCGCGCAGTTCGCGCAGCATCTGCTTTGTCTCGCCGTACTCGAAGCCGTATTCGTCTTCAAGGCTTGCAAGTTGGTGCGCTGCTTTTACGAGTGTGTGTCGAATGGCGAGGTATCGGTTTGCGAGCTCGCGCTTCCCTATTTGTATTTCGGTTGCTGTGTCCATGTGGTTCCTCCTGTTTATGTGGGGCTTGTGCTCCACGACTTGAACAGTACGGGGTTTTGTATGACAAAGCAACGACCGTTTTTGGCCCTTATTTCACTAGGGTTTGCGGGCCGCAAATCTTGAGCTGCCGAACCATGCCCACTGGAATGTTCAGCACGCCGTCCACCTCGTCGTCTGGCGTCCTCGACTGGTAGACGGTGATGTGGTCTGGCTTGCCTCCGTCGCACGTGGCTAAAAGAAAGCCGCAAGTTTCGACCAGGTATTCCTCCTTGTCGAGGTCGTCTATCGGCGTCCACGTGTCTGTGTTCGTGTGCGCATCTGCCCAAATCACAATCACTGGCGTGGTCATCGTTGCTCCGTCAGGTAGTCTTCGCCTCGCCATCTGGCCCAGCCGTCGCGAATGGGGACGAGCTCAAGGTTGAAGTCGCCGTCGCCTGGGAAGTATTCAACTATGGCGATGCCTTGCTGCCAGTCTTCTGCCCTGTAAAGCGGTCGCCCGTCGAGGTCGTGTCCTCCACGTGTGCTTGGTACTTCGCCTGAAATCTTGGCAAGGCAGCCTGGGCTTGCGGCGAGAATTGTTCGAGCTCCGTCGTGGTCGTCGCGTGTGCGTTCTGCCCATTCGCGTCTGTGAATGTGTCCGTAAATGACTGAGGTCTTGACGGTTGCGAGGTATTTGTGGGCGGTGCTGCCGCCGCTTGCGACCCTGTCTCCGTGTATCACGTGGAGGCGCTCGTTAATCCAGTGCGCTCCTGTTGGGTAGCCCGGCAGGTATTCGACTTCTGTTTCGTCTAAACGGCAAAGGTAAGGAACCGAGAGGACTGGCCACTCCTGTGGGCGTTGGCCTCGTCTAAGCCCGTAGGCGGCTCCTGCGCTGTCGAGGAGCATGTTGCCTAGGCGTTCTTCGTGGTTGCCTGCTATCCAAACGATGCGGGCTTGTGGTGCCAGTTTTCGAAGTTGTGCGCAGAGCTCTGTTGCGCGGTCAATTGCTGCTTGGGTGGTTCTGGCAAAGGCCGGCGTGTATCGGTATTTGCCGAACTCGCAGAGGTCGAGGTTGTCGCCAACAAGGATGATCTGGTCTGGTTTGGCTTTGCGCACAAGTTGAAGCGCGACGTCTATTGCTGCTTCGTCGTGTATCGCTTCTAGTTCGTTTGTTGCTGTTCTGAAATAACCGAGCTGCATGTCTGGGAGGATGACTGCTGTGCGCATTGTGTCGCGCTTCTTGTCGCTCGGTTTAAGTGCAGGCACTTGGTATCGCTTGCCTGGTTGAATGATTGGCCATGCTGGTTGCAGGCCGTATCGAATTTCTTTAGCGAGTGACATTGTTTGTCTGTCGGTAGCGCGTGATGATCGATCCCGTCATCGTTATTCCTCGCGCTTGTAATGCTTTAATAATTTGCGCTGGTCTAACGGTTGGGTCTTTGAGTGCTTCTAGGAAGTCTGCGCCATCGGTTTCGCCAAGTTGTTCTGCTATTTCGTCGATGCGATTTGTGCGTTTATTGAGCTGGGTGTTTTTGACCTCTGCTAGAAACTTGCCCACTTGACGCCTCCTTTAAGTGCCAGTCAATGTGTGAGTCAAGTTTAGAGTCGAGGCGTTCAACATTTCCACCTATCTTGTCGATCGCTTTCATGACCGTTGCGTGGTCTGTTGCGTTCTCTTTTCTGAAACGCATCAGAAGTGTTGTGATGATTCCGCCGATGCTTGTTAATAAAGCCGCGAGAACGACGCCCCAGTCCATTTCAAGCCTGGGGTGCTTTGCTTGCGAGCCACTCCTTGACGCGGTCTGGCGTGTTGTCGCCGGCGACGTAGCGAAGATGCCAGGGTTCCTCTGGCACGACTTCCCATGAAAAGCCGAACGAGACGGCGTTTTGCTTCAGCCATTCGAGGCGTTTGCCGTTGGCGTTTGCGATGTCGATTGCGATGCCGAGGTTGTGCTTTGAAGTTCCTGGCACAGCAAGTGGCGCCATGCCCTTCTTTAAGTACCACGCTTGGCCTTTGTAAACGCGTGGCTTCTGGCCGGAGATGACGTTGGTTGTGTAGCGCTGGTAGAAGCCGTATTCCTGTGTTTCGAGGCTGCGGTATGTGTCTGCTTGGCTTGTTGGGCTGAGGTCGATTCCAGCGGCGTTTGCTGCTGCGTCCATTGCTTCGTATGCGTCTGCTGCGCAATGGTGAAGTCGTCCTTTGCCTTCGATTGCTCGGAGTAGTTTTGCTGGTAGTTCGCCTGGTTTGGCGTTCTTTAAGTGTGAGCAAAGTTGAACGGGGATGATTGGCAGGCTTGCTGCCTTCTTTGCTGTTGCCATCATTTGGCTCGCGGTTTTCCGTTGCCTCCGAATGCCTCGGCTATTTCTTCTTGTGTGAGGTCGCCGTCAACCATCGAGCGGAGCAGTTTTTCGATGACTTGTGCGCATGCCATAAGTCCTGCGAGGGCTGCGCTTTTCCAAAGGTCAACGCCAATGAGTGCGCCTCCTGCTACGGCTGCCAAAGCCGATGAGCCGAATAATGCGCCGATGCGGAATATCACGTTCTTGAGTTTGTTCATTGCTGGTCTTCCTTCTTGGTTAATGCACCAGCCAAATGAAGCACGAGCGTTCCTATCGTTACCCAAATTGCGAGCTGTTGTGTGAAGCCCGACAGGGTTCCTATCGTGATGATGGATGCGCCGATGGTCCAGAGCAGTGCGTGTATTTCGCCCCAGAATTTCATCGTGTTCTCCGTGTGGTTAGTGCAGGGCTTGCCGTCAATAATACTGCACTCAATGCGACCATCGCCCTTCTCTGCGAGACTGGGATCGTTGAGTTTGAGGCGATGTAGTTGTCGGCAAAACCTGAGAAAATGTTGAGCGCTGCTTCGAATGCTTGCTTGATGTCTAGTGGTGCGTCTTGAACGGCTGCGACTACGGCTTCTGCTTCGTCTGCTGTTAGTTCGTTTGTGTTGATCTGCTCGAAGAGCTGTGTGGCCTGCTCTGGGTTAATGGTTGCGAGAACTTGTGGGCTCGCGATAATCGCTGCCGCCTGGTCTGTTTGGAGTTCCTTTTCGAGCACGTCATCAATGATGGCTTCTATTTGGTCTGGGGTTGCTGCTTCTAATGCGATGACGGTTTGTGCTATCTCGGCGTCTGTTGCTTCGCCTGGGTTGGTTGGTTCAGGTTGGGTGGTTGGGGTGGGTTGGGTAGTCTGGGGTGATGTCGTTTGTGGTGGGTTTGTTGTCGTTGTTGTGGTTGGTTGTGTTGTGCTTGTGGTGGTCGTTGGAGTTGTGGTGGTTGTGGTTGTTGTCTGATCCGTTGTGGTGGTTGTCGTTGGTGGTTCTGTTGTGGGCGGTGCGGCGGTGGTGGCGGGTTGCACGTAGACGGTCGTACTGGTCGTCGAGGTAGTTGTTGTTGTCGTCGTTGTTGTGGTTGTGGTGGTTGTTTCGACGGTGGTGGTTGGGGCGTCGGTAGTGGTTGTTTGAGCTGGGAGGGTTGTCTCCGGCAGGGTTGTTTCTGGGAGTGTGGTGCTTGGCTCGGTTGTGGTGGTGGTTGTGGTTTCTTGGGTGCCGTAGTTCAGGTTGCTTATGGTGAGAATTCCTGGTTGGCAGCAGGTGTCTGTTGAGGCTTGGCGGATGGTGAATGTGTCGCCTGTTTGAACTATCGCGTTGACGGTTCCTGTTCCTTGGTTGCCTTGGTTGAGGAGGGTGGTGATGGTTCCGTTGATGCCGTATTGGGGTGGGTCGTACCAGGCGCCGTCGTTGGTTTGGTAGGTCCACGTGAAGGTGATGAGGGTGGTTCCTTCTGGGATGGTTGTTTGGAGCTGCGCGTAGTTTGCTTTGCCTGCGCAGGTTCCTCCGTCTGGCCCGGTGATGATGAAGCCGTCTGCGGTTGGTGTTGTGTTGCCGCCTTCTGCTGCGATGCAGGTTTTGCTGAAGGTCCAGGCGCCGAGTGTGTCTGCTTTGGTTTTGCTTGGAATGAAAAGCGCGAGGAGGCTCGCGGGGATGATGATTAGCCAGCGGCTATTTCTACCCAGGCCTGCGTGTCTTCGTCCCATGCGTATCGTTTTCCATCTGCAGGGTATTCGATTGGTGCTTGCCAATCGTAGTTGCTGTTTAGTTGCCAGGATGGGTATGGCTGTGGTGCGATGAAAACGTCAGTTGTTTCGTCGTATGTGTATCCAATGGCTGCGTATTGTTTTCGAATGCGACCGCTGAAGGAGGTTCGTATCCATTTCGCTTGTTTAATTGAATTACAGAATTCCAAACCTTTAGCGTCGTTTTCTGATCCGTCTTCAAGGAGTTCGTTGTTGTGTATTGCCATTACTGAAATGACTTTATTGTTGTTGTCGAGTTCTGCGTAGTAAGCCATTAGAAAGTTATCGTCCCACTCCCAGTGAATATGTAAACGTGATAGCCAGAGCGTGATGAATTGCTATAGGTTGGGCTTCCTGTTGTTGAAGTCGCTGCGTCAAATGTGCTTGGGTAAGCAATAATAACTTCACCTGCTCCACCTGAACCGCCTACACCACCACCATAAACAGATGCGTCTGATGCTCCGCCACCACCGCCTCCTCTTGCTCCTGCACCACCATTTGATAATCCGTTTAGAGTTCCACCTGCTCCACCAGTTCCAACAGTTGCACCTGAACCTGCGCCGCGCCTTGCTCCTCCTCCGCCTCCTCCTCCTTGAATTCGTGAAACTCCGGTTATTGTTGAAGCTGCGGAAGTTCCATTTGATCCAGCGTTCCCACTTCCATCACTAGAACTTCCAAATCCGCCGTTTCCGTTTCCGGTTCTACCAGTTGTTCCTGTTGCTGTAACGGTCGAACCTAAAACAGCAGAAGACGAACTTGTCTGTCCTCCGACGGTAATCGTATATGCGATGCCTGCTGCGACTGTGACTGAGGCATTGTATGTTGTTTGTCCACCACCGCCTCCATCAGCTCCAGTTGCTCCACCTGGCCAGTTGGCTCCATATGATCCACCTCCAGCAGCTAAAACTTCTACAGTTGTTGGCGCGTTGGCGCCTCCTCCAACTCCTGCGAGTAATTGCATTACTAAGCCTTAACGTTGCCGAGCATTACCCATGCGTCGGTATCAATTTTTAGAACTGTGCAGACGGCGTATTGATCTGCGAGTTTGAGTTTGCTTCCAGCGCTACGAATGACGGCGGTTCCTCCTGGCGAGAATGTTGCTGTCCCTGTCGATAGGTTCATGAAGTTAATCTGATCACCAATTGCGAACGCGACGGATGAGTTTGCTGGCACTGTGATGGTTTGCGCTGCTGTGTTGTTCAGCGTGACAAGTTTGCCGACGTCTGCTGTGCCGATGGTGTATGCGGTTCCTGTTTGTGCGCTTACTGAAACAAGGCTGTTTGCCAAGATGTTCATGTTGGCTGCGGTCAGGGTGTCGCCTGGGTTGAAGCTGGGACGAAGTGCCATAGTGCTTCTAGGTTATCGCATATGCGGCATCATCGAGAGTGCTCGTGTCCAGAATGAACGGAAGCAGCAGGTCAATCTTGCCTAGGCCCAGAACGACTTGATGTCTTCCTGGGGTTATCTGTCGTCGTATCGATTCGATAACGACGTTCTGTGTTATCGAGCTGGGTGTTCCTGTTGTGAATGTTTTAGTTACTGCGAGGATGTCGCCTATCTCGAAACGAGCCACTTGATCTTGTTGTTCTGCTGTCAGTCTGTTTAGAAGAATTCCGACTTCTGTGAAGTAAACCTCCGGCGTTTGGAATGTGGCGAGGAGGTTGGCTGCGAGTGCTGAGCCTGCTGCGTTGTCGACGAGCGGGACGTCTGTGAGCGAGAAGTTTTTAATTCCGTATTCTGTTTGGCTTGCTGTTCCGTTTGCGACGCTCGATGCGGTTCCGCCTGCTATTTGTATCGAGATGCGGTTCAGTACTGTTTCTGCTCCGTAGACGGTTTGTAGTGCTTCGATTGGTATGGCTGTTGTTGCTGTTCCTCCAAGTGTTGCGATGGCTGTTCCGAACGATGTCGTGATGCGTGGGTCGAATTGAATGAGGCCTTCTCTGTCTGCGAAGAGGCGACCGTTTTCTGCGAGCTGTACGGCTTGTAAGGCTTGGAGTGTGTTGGTGTTTTCTTCGTAGGCGATGGTGCCGCATGTGGCTACGCCTGTGGTTATGTTTCGTAGGGCTGTGGACCAGGAGACTTCGTTGCGGTTGAGAATGGCGTCTACGCGTTGTGAGGTGAGTTGTTGTGTTGGGTTGAATGCGGTCAGGTTGGTTTGGCTGAGTTGGGCTAGTGCGTCGACTGCGAGGATGGTTGCTGTCGAAAGGTTTGGCTCGTCGTATTCGATATTGAGGTCGTAGACGTAGCCTTTGTATAGCGCTGCTGTTCCTGCGCTGCCTCCATAAATTTCTATTTTGCGTCGTGGTGCGATTCCTAGTGTGCCTTGGTACCAGGGTGAGTCTGTGTTTAATGGGTCGAATGAGCGGCTGCTTGCGCGGTCGTCTGCTGTGATGTTGAGTGTGCCTGGGTTGAATGTGTCGAGCTGGCTGTTGCGTCCTCGGTTGATGTTGATTGTTTGGACGTACTCGGTGATGTCTATGAAGTCTGTCGTTCCTTCGAGTTTGTCTGTTCCGTCTAGTGTGCTGCTGTCTAATTTGAAGACGTCGGTTAGGAAGCCGACGTCGAGTTTGACTGCGAGTGTTTCGCCCCAGATGGTTTGTTGTGCCATTGGTTAGATCGATCCGAAGGAGAATGTGGTCCCGTTGAGGCGTTGGTATTCGCGAAGGTATTGGTCAATTTCCTGTCCTATTTGGACGCCGTTTGCGCCGAGTCCTGCGTTGATTGTTATTTGTGGTCCTGCTTGTGCGGTTGCGAGGTCGCGGTAGCGGGCGCTGACGGTGCTGGTTGGTTGGGCAACGACGGAGGCCATCGGGTTTTGAACGCTTGCCGCTATCTTTGGGTAGGCCTTGGCAAGTTCCGCAGCCTTCTCGTTTGCTGCGTTGAGGCGTTCCTGTGCTTCTGCTTCACGGTCGATGGCGTCTGCGACTCGAAGTGTGGCTTCTTCTTGGCGTTGTTTGGCTTCTGCTAGGGCGTCGCTGAATTGGCGGTAGAAATCGGAGCCAATGATGGCGCCGTTTACGAGCTCGTTGAGGGTGCTTTGTGACGTGGCCAATTCGTCGGTTGCGTCCTTTTGTTCGTCGACTGCGTCCTTGGCTGAAAGTTTCGCCTCAGCGAGCGCGATCTCTGCTTCGCGTATTGCCTGTGGTGAGGACGCTGGGTCGAGGCGTACTTCTGCGAGCTGTCGTTCTGCGTCCGCAATGGCGAAGACGGAAGCCTCGACTCGGTACCCGGCTCGTTCCACGCTTCGCTGTGCCTGGTCAAGTTTGCGTTGCGCTGCGATCGCTTCTGGCGAGTTCGCGCCGTAGCCTGCGACGGCTTTGTCAAGTGCTGCTTGTGCTGTTGCGACGTCGAGGGTTGCTTGTGTGAGGTCTGCTTGTGCGGACTTGGTATCTGCCTGTGCTTTGGTAAATGCCTTTTGTGCTGAGGTGGAACTCTTGAGGGCGTCTGTGTATTCCTTGAGTTTTTCTTTGGCGGTTTTCACGGTCTTGGCTGCGCCGCCGGCTGCTGCTCCTGCTTCTTCTTGTGCGTCTGTAAAGCCACCTAATGCGTCCTTGCTCACTTTGAGTGTGCCATTGACGTTGTCGAATTTGGCGTTCACTTCTTGGAGCTGTGCTCCTGTGAGGCCCATCTGTGTTCCAAGTTTTTTTGTGTCAACGGTGATTTTGGGGATGTTTGGTATTAGCGGTATCTTGTTGAAGACGTCGATGAGCGTGTTAACAACCGAGACCGCGATGTTGGCGAGTGCTGTTTTCATGTCGTCGAATTTTCCGACGAAGCCTTTGACTGCGTTGACTGCGATGTTTGCGATGCCTTTGATGAAGCCAACGAAAATGTCGGGGAGTGCTGCGACTAACGCAACGATTGCGCCGCCAAGTCCTGCGATGAGTTGGCCTCCAATTGTTACCGTCCATTTAAGAAGTGAGCCGGCGAGTCGTGTTCCTGCTGAAAGTAGCGCGGGGATGCCATCTGAAAGTACCCACTTGGCGATGTCGCCTAGGAAAGTTACGAGCTGTGCTGGAAGTTGTCGAGCTGCTTTTCCAACGAATGATGCGAGTGTGTCTCCTAGTCGTTGCACGACTGTGACGAGTTTTGGCAGTCCTTCTTTGTATATACATTCGAAGCCTGTAAGAAGGAAGTCGCGTATCTGATTTATGAAAACTGGAATACGTGGTTCGATCCATCCTGTTAGTGCTTCTGCCCATCGTTGAAGTCCTGCAGCGAACGCTGGGCCTCCTGTTGTTACCAGCCAGTCCACTGCTGTTGTTATCAAATCCTGAAGCGCGGCAAGCACTAGCGGTGCGCCTTCTTTGATCTTGTCTGCGATGAATTGAACGCCGCCACCTATTCCTCCTTCTGAAAGCGCGTTACCGAATTCGTCAAGCACTGGCATGACTTTGGTGGTGATGAGGTTCATCGCTCCTTCGAGTGCCGGCATCAGTGCGTATCCGACTGACTCGATGACTTCTCCGAAGCCTGTCTTCAATCGTTGCAGTCTGCCTGAGAATGTGTCGGCTGCTACTGCTGCGGCTCCTCCGAATTGCTTATTCAATTCTGCAGTCACCAGGTTCATGTCCTTGGACTTCTTGATGTTGTCGCTTAGCGGTATGCCAAGTTTTCCAAGCGCAGAGAAGTTCCCTGTTGCGGCTTTGCTCAGCGCGGTCGTGACTGCTGTTAAGTCTTTACCGCTGCCGGCTGAAACATCAAGGCTGATTTTCATCAGGTCGTTTGCTTCTGTCACGGAGCCTGTTGCACGTACGAGCTGTGCGAATGCTGGGCGCAGGTTGTCATCTGCGATTCCTGTTGCCAGCATCATTGTTTTGATCTGGTCTTCGACTGCGTTTATTTGGTCGCGTGTTGCGCCTGTGGTTGCTTTAAGTTGTTGCGCTAGGAGGGCTTGCGACTTTTGGTCTTGTGCTGCTCCTTCGACTGCTTTGTATGCTGCTGCTGCTGTGGCGGTGAACGCTGCCGTTCCCGCTATTGCCATAGTTTTGAATGAGGGCAGCATTCCTGTGACGCCCTTTTTAAGCGATCCCATTTGTCCGCTTACTGTGGCGACGCCTTTGCTAAAGCCGAGGGTGTCTGAAATGAATTTAACTAGAAAGGTGCGCTCGCCGGCCATGCGCGTAATTCTACTCTGGTCCTCCGACGCGGTTCATGAGCGCTGTGAAATCGTTGAGCATCGCTTTGTATTTTGCTTTGCCTTCGAGTTCTCTCCAGGGGTTTGTTGTTGTGCTGTTCCACCATTCTTCTGAGAGCATGATGTTTTGTGGTTTGCGTTGTCGTGGTTGTCGCGCTGTTCTAGTTTGCCCTGGTTGTATGTTGTGTTCTGTTTGCCAGTTGAAGTCTGCGTCGAGAAGTGCGCCGTGTCCTTCATGGAATTCGTACGGTTGATCTGGCGCGTGTTGTGGAAGGTAGAAGAGACGAGCTGGGTCTTTGGTTTGTGGATCGCCTTGGAGGTGCAGTCGTTCGTGAAGCCCTACCCAAACGACACGCCATAATCCTGCTGGTACTCGTTCCGCTAGTGGGAGGACGAGGTGGTAGTGCGGTTCTTCGTTGCTGTGCGAATAAGTTGAATATGCGAACCACTCCAAGCCGTCGAGTCTGGCGTTGTCGAATGCTTCGCCGTCCATGTCTACGACGAGGGCTTCGATGAAGCGGACGCCTTTGTTGCCTCGTTTGGTTCCTGGGTAGTATTCGACCGGCGACCAAAGTGCGCCATCTGTTTTGTTTGGGTTTTCGTCGTGGTGTTGAAGGATGGCTTTGAGCTCTGTCCACGTGCCAGCGAGTGGCTTGGGCTGGGTTGCTTTGATGGATGCGAAATAAACGGCCATTGGTCCTCCTTCCCTGTACCCTACTCGCGGGCTTGGGCTGGTTCAATCACTGGCTAATTTGTCGAGCACGCCCTGGATGGCTTTGAGGTATTCCGTCGCTATTTCGTTGCGTTTCTTGCGGACCGTCTGCCAGAAGAAGTAGCCGCTTCGTCCTCGGTGCCTTAAGAATTGGCGGGTCGTGGGCCTTGCGCCGCCTCCGAATTCCGCCCCGAAGAAAACGTCCCCACGTGTGACTTTGCGTTTGCGGAGTCGGTTGGGTCTGCTTAATGAAACGAAGCCCTCCTTTGGTGAAAGGGCGACGGTTGGGATGCGGTCGCTTCTGGCCTTCATTCCCTTCATCACTTGCTCGGCTTGCCTGTTTCTGGTCACGGTGGACGCTTCTACTTTGGCTCCGTCAACTATGAGCTGCGCGACTTGTTTTGCGGCGAGGCGCATCTCCTTGTTGAAGTTCTCGTCTGCCTTTGATGCGGCTCGTAAGAATTCCGCGATGCCTTCAATGACTATCGGGTCGTTGCCGCTCGGCGCAATCGTTACTTGTCCTGCTCGTCCAAGCGGTAGTCCTGTTGCTGCCATGTCTTCAGGTTACTTGTTTTGTTGTATTGCTCTCCATCGCAAGTATGCGAGCATTGTGAAAATCATCCGAGGTGTTTCTGCCAGCAGCACTGAAGGCGCTATTCCTGTTTCGCAGGAAAGGTACGCGATTATCCAGTGGGCTGACTGATCTCCAAAGGGACGATCGTTGCCTCCGCCTGGTCACCAAGTTCTAATGATTCAACTTCGCTGCACCATGTATCAAAGTCGAGGCCTGTCTTCTTTGTGCGGTGTTCGCTGTTCCATGCGAGGAATGCGAGGTCGTTGAGTGTTAGTTCTGTTTCGAATTTTGCGACGCTTCTGTTGAAGCGGTTTTCGAATGCGATGAAGTCTGGGAACGCGGCAACGATGACGCGCTTCTTCTTGTCGAGTGCACTTGTTACTTCGAGTGCGAGTTTCATTCTTTTACCTCCGCAGGTAAGGGTTGGGAATTAATTAGGCGCCGGTGCCTGTCTTGGTTACTGCGCCGTCGATTGGATAGGTGATCGATGCTGTTGCGAGGTCACCAACGGCGCCGGCCACAGGCGTCCAGGAAACAGGCAGCACGTTGAATGCGTACTGTGGATTGCTGGAAGAAGCAGCGGCTGTTCCGTTCGGCTTGATCGTCATTGGTACTGAGGTGCCGTTTGCGAATGCATCGTAGAACAATTTTTCAATTGTTGGATAATCCTGATGAAGTTCAAGTGTGACGCTGTGGTCTTTGAGTCCTTGCACGCGGGTTACTGCGCCGCTCGAACCGAATGAGGTGGTGGTCACTTCTGCTGCGGTCAAGTTCAACGTGCATGATGCGACGTAGCTTGTAATGTCAGTTGCTGCGGTGCCGAATGTGACAGCGACGTTTGTGAGGACTTGCTTTGCCATTTGTTTTTCTCCTGCCCTTCGGCACTAGAACTGTTGCTTGTGGAAACTCTAACAGGGCGGAGTTCGTCCTGTAAATAAATCTATGCGTAAACAACGACGCGGAAGTCCACCATCAGGTAGGTGGTGTCGTTGCCTTCTGTTGTTGAGATGTTGTTTGCTGATTCAACCAGCAAGTTCTGGACTACGCCTCCGAGGGTTCTGTCTGCTTCGAGCGCTGCTCGTATGGAGGTCGTGGAGTCGTATGCGACGTAGCCGTCTAGGGCGTTCTGTGCTGTTCGTTCTGCTGCCCTTCCAACGACAACGGTGACGGTGAAAACGTGCGTGATGAGTCCTCCGCGCATCGCGCCGTTGTATGTCACTGTGTCCAGCATTGGCCATGCGAATGGTGGGTTCAGGTTGTCTGGTTGGTATGCGTAGCTGCGAAGTCCTGAGATCGTTGCGAGGGCATTTGCGATGCCTTGTTTTATTTCTGTGACTGTTGCGCTCACGCGAATTGTCGCATTCTTCTGTATGGTTCTACGAGCTGTGCGACGTCTGGGTCAAGTGCGCGGCTTACTCGAATTGCTCCTAAGTCTCCGAAGCCGGCGACGCCAAGTGGTGAGTCGTATCGTTTGAAGATGCGTGATGCTTGGATGATGGTTGCTTGTGTTATTGGTTCTGGGATGCTTGGCCAGCCGAAGACTGCGGTTAGTTTTACTAGCGCTTGTTCTCCGTAGGTGGTGTCGATGTTTGGAAACACGTAGTCGCCTGTTGCTCGAATGCGGTCGTATGACCAGGTAAGTCCGTCGAGTGTTCCGTTGAGTGGTTCGAGCTGGTAGTCGTTTGGTTGCCACGTGACGTCGAATGTTCCGTCTGCGTTTGTTGAACTTTGCAGGGTGATTGCTGTTCCTGCGATGTCGTCTATTTGACACACGTAGGCGTTGCTTGCTGTGTAGAGGCGTGTTTCTGCTGTTCCGCTTGTCCAGAATTTGCGGCTGCAGTATCCGTCGATGAGGCGTGATGCTGCTCCTGCGCAGTTGTCGATTAGGTCGTCGTCGATGGTGTCAGCGGTTCCTATGCGTAGTGCTGCTTTGATCTGGTTGCGCGTTGCGTAGTTTGGTCCGCTCATGATTGGTAATTCTAGTTGATGGTTGCGTGGCCTCTGTATGGTGTCCCTTCGAGGCTGTAGTTGATGAATGGGTTGAGTGAGTAGGTTTGGCATCCGTAGGTTTGGTGGAGCCGTTGTTTCATTCTTCTTAGGTGAATTTCGTAGAGCTGCCAGTGGGTGTCGCCTGTTGGGTAGCCGTTGATGCGATGGTTGCCTCCAAGTGTTCCGCAGTCTGCTGCTACGAGGACGATGAATTTTGCGCCCATGTATGCGGCTAGGTGCATGGCTCCGTGTATTCCTGATGATCCGACTACGAGGCTGTTTTCTTTGGTTGGCCAGTCTTTTCCTTGTGGATCAAATGAGGCGCCTGGTCTTCCTTGTGTTGCTTCGAATAGCACGATGTTTTCTTGGATGTCGATGAAGTAGCCGTCTGTTCCGTGTTCTTTGTCTGGGGTGAAAACTGCAGCGCATTCTGGTTTGTTGTTTTCTTTTCTGCTGTCTTCGTGGTAGTGGCTGAAGCAGTAATAGTTTTTGAGTCCGAAGATGGACCCGGCGAAGTTGGTCGTTATGTTTGTTGTGTTGTTGAAGTAGGCGGGGTCTAGGTAGTTCAGTGTTGCGCCTGAACCGAAGACGTGGATCGTTTCGTCTTTGTGTTTGTTTTTGAAGTCTTCGAGTTTAAGCATCCCAGCCGAGTTCCCTTCGTCGTGTTAGGTCCCATTGTCCTATTGGTGGTGTTCCGTTTTGCCATCTCTCGATGTGTAGGTTTTGGTTTGCTTGGAAGCTGCGAGCGTTTTTTTCGCTTAGTTCTGGAGATGAGTTTATTGTGGATGAGTTGTCGTGTTTTACGGCTGCGTCTGATATGAGTATTGGTATGCCGTTGTTCCTGGCTCGTTGTTCGTAGTCGTTGTCTTCGAAGTAAGCGGGCACGTAGCATTCTGAGAACAGGCCTATCTTCTTTACGACGTTGGCTCCTATCCATACGCATGACCAGCCTGGCGTTGCGCTTGTGAAGATGATAGCTTCTTCTGTTGTGTCGTTGTGGAAGTGTTCGAGTTGGCCTGGTTCGAATGCTGCGTCTGAGTTCATGAGTATCCAGCCGCGTGCGTGTGGTGTTGCTTTGATGCCGAGGTTCCATGATGGTGCTACGCCGAGGTTTGTTGGCATGCTCCAAACGCGATAATTTTTCACGTGTCGTCTATCGATTATCCAGGGGTAATCGTTGAGTGTGCTTTGTCCTCCGTTGTCAATGATGAGAAGTTCTTCGACTGGGTAGTCGATTGATTTGATGGCGCGTTCGAGGAGGTCGTAGCGGTTCAAGACTGGGATAATGATGCATGGCACCATGCGATGAGCTCTTTCATAATTGGTTGCCAGTGTGTTTCCCAGACTTGGTCTGCTTCGTAGTCTTTCGCAAAATCGACGGCTGTTTGGTTTGTTCCTCGTGTTGTTTTGTATGCCTCGTTTAATGCGTCAACGATGGATGGGACTTGTGGTGTGCAGAACCATGACTTTTGGTGTGCGTCCCAGAATGGTTGTACGTCGACTGCCCAGCCTGCTCCGATAAGTTCTGGTTGTGCGGTGAAGTTTGAGACGATGACTTGTGTTCCGCAGGCTTGTGCTTCGATCACTGGAATGCCGAAGCCTTCGCCCATGCTGCAGGCAAGTAGGACGTCTGCTGCTGTATACATCGCTGCGAGTGCGCCTTGTGGGAAGCCGGCGCGATAGGAGTATTGGTCCACAATTTTGTATTGGTGTGGTTGAATTCCGCAGGCTTCTAGTAATGGTGTGAGGTTGATTCCTCCCATTGCTCCGTCGCGTTCTGTGTGCAGGTAGATGATTGCGTCTGGTTTGTTTTGCGCGAAAATCGAAAAGGCCAGCAGGTTTTCTCCGAATGATTTACGCGATGGGTTTTGTCCTTTGTTTGCTGCGTTCATCATCACCACAAATTTGTCTTCTGGTATTTGCATGAGTTCGCGTCCTGTGTATTCGCGTTGCCCGTTGCTCCACTTTGGTGTTGGTTTGAATGTTGCGTCGATTCCGTGTGGCGCGTAGAAGGCCTCGACGCCTTCTGTTTCAAGCATTCGTAGTCCGAATTGTGACATTGCGATTGGTTTGACGTTGTCGCGTTTGCACCAGGCGACGACTTCTTGTGGGCATGGTGCGTGGTCAATTGGTACCCACGATGCGATGTTTGTTATCTGGTTTAGAGAAGGTGATTTCAATACCCAAACATCGAAAAGTGTCATGAGCATTGCTGGGATGTTTTTGTTGCCGTTTGACCAATCCATCCAGTGTGCTGTGAGAATGTCGTCGCTGTATGGTGCCATTCCTCGTGGATAGAGCTTGATGCCGTTCCACATCGAAGCTACGCCTTCGATGCCGTACATCGCGTGGATGGCTACTTCGTGGCCTTCTTTGATGAGCCTGGGGACTGCTTGCGCGGTTTGCGTGCCGTAGCCTGTTGGCGCGAAGGGCGCGTTTGAGTACCAGAGGATTCGTAACGTGTCTCTGTTGGTTCGTCCGCTTGTTCCGGTAAGTGCGCTATGCCTCGGTGCAGCAGGAGCTGCGCTTCGAGGTCTGGTAACTCGACCATTATGTTCTGGATGATTACGCGCATTGCCCACCTTTGTCTCCTTCGCAGGTCGCAGGGAATAGATGAGGGCGACGCGCCCTGCGTGTTCGCGTCGCCCTCAAAGTTAGCCGCCTTGCGGCAGCGCTTGCATCTGTCAGCTTGTTATGGCTGGAGCAGGTGCTTGATGTGGCTGGTTTGTGGCAAGTTGCCGTCGACCCGGAATGTGGCCCGGAAGGTCACGAGTCCTGCGTTGAATGCGTAGTCGTCGCTTCGATCCAAACGGAGGCCGCCTACGGTGCGTACGTAGTACGAAGGCAAGTGACCAACGATGACCGACTTGGTCGTTGTCGCAACGTCAACCATTGATGGGTTCTCGTAGATTGGTTTGCCAAGCAGCATGTCTGGGCTCTCCATCGAAAGACTTGGCTGGAATACATAATTCCCGGCGGTGTCCTTCAACTTTCGAACTGCGCCTACTGACTTGCCGTTCATCATCCAGCCCACGCCTGGGAGGTTGCGTGCTGCGCCATCCAAGCTGTAGAGCAAGTCGATGAGGTTGTCTGCGGTGAATGCTGTCGCGGTGCCTGCGGTTCCGCCTACTGCTGATGCAGTGACGATGCCCTTTGGCTGGTCGGTGCCAGTTCCAACGGTCAATGCTGAACCTACGGCGTAGCCAAGTGCGTTACCGACTTGGTCTGCCATGAAGCCGAGAATGTCAACGCCTGCGTCTTCGAGCAGTTCTGTTGAGAGCTGCACGAGGAAGCTGTATTTGTACGCGTTCAATGTGATGAACGAGTTGAATACTGGGTCGCTCTCGCCAATGGCTGAACCTTCGCCCGTCACGGTGCCTACTGAATAAGTCGACAACGATGGGATTTGGAGGTTCTCTCCGCCTGCGGTGTTCAGGACGGTTGATGTCTGAAGCACTGGCGCGATGAGGCGTGCCTTCATAATCACTTGGTCGTAGAACGAAGTCGGCACTGGGGAGCCGGTGCTTGACTTCAGAATGTCGCGACGCTCGAAGTTGTGTGAGCGCTTTTCGTTCATTACGAGTGAGCGAATGTGTGCGATGTCGTCTGCGACTGGTGCTGCTGCCATTGGGCGAGCCTGGTCTGCGATTTCGCGGGTTGCTGCATCGAGGCGCAATTCGCGAGCTTCGTCTTCACGGAGCTTTGCGATGGTTGCTGCGCGGTCTTCGAGTTCCTTGGAGATGCGACTGTAGGTCTGCTCCTCCTCGGCTGAAAGGTCACGCTTTTCTGCTGCTGCTTTGTCAAGGATCGACTTTGCTTCGTTCCATGCGCGGTTACGAATTTCGACTTGACGGTCGATGTATTCCTTCATGATGATTGGTTCCTTTTCCCTTGCGGGGTGATGTTGTTGATGGGGCTACGCAGGGTGGTTTTATTTAACCTGTCGCGGCTCCGCGATCAGCAACATCAGAGGCGGCTCCGCTCATCCGATGTAGTTCTAAAAGACTAAGCGAAATCTTTTAGCAGGTCAAGGTGCTTAGCCATTAGGCCGATGCGCGATGATGCTGCTTCTTGTTGTGGCTCCAACTTGGCCACTGTTTCGCGAATGACTGCAGCGTGGTCTGGGCTCAATGTTTGCCCTGCTTCGAGTGTGTTGATTGCTGCTGCTAGTTGATCTGCGTCGATTCCTGTGCGTGTTGCGAGTGCGTCAAGTGATCGGACGCTTGCGCTTGTTGCTGCGTATGCTGGGAAGCCTGTCACCACTGAAACTTCGAAGAGCTTGATCTGTGTTAGTTCGCGTCGCATTCCGTCGTCGCTCCATCTGTCTCCGCCTTGTGGGACGGTGAAGCCGAAGCTCATCGAGTCGACGTCTTTGCGTTGCATGAGAACTGAAAGGTCGCGACCGATTGTGGTGTCTGGTAGGTCTGCGTCCACGTGCAGGCCTTTGCTGTCTTCCTGAAGTCTAAGTGTTTTTGCTCGTGTGGTTGCGAGGAGCATGCTTGAGTCGTGGTTCATGTACATGCGGATGTTGTTGCGTGCTTTGAGGCTTTTCGCAAATGCGCCAGGTGCGATTCGTTCGATGAATGGGAGCGGTTCGCTGTCGCTGTTGAACACTGCGGCGTAGCCACTAAATGTCATACCGTCGCCTTGTGGTGCTGCGCGGAGTTCGAAGTCGTTGAATGTTACGCGTCGTGTTTCGACTTGTTCAGCCATAGGTTCAAGCGTAGCAAAGGGTTCACTTTGTTTGCGCCAGAATGTGAACGATCGCGTTGGTGGTGTTGGTTTGATGTCTTTAGGGTCTAGGGTTTTTATTCCCAGAGAGCTGTACGCGCTTCGAGCTGCTGCATCGTTATCGATGGCGAGGATGACGGTTGCTTCTTCTTGAATGTCTGCGGCCTTCTCTTTTTTGTATTCAGGTGTCGAGACGCTCATGTCGTCGTTGAATTCGATGTCGTCATATTTGACGCCAGCGGCATCTAGTTCTTGGATGGTTGTTGCTTCTTCTGTTTCGCTTCTGCCTGTGACGATGTAGATGTAGTTGGCTTCGTATAAGGCGTTGACGTAGTCGATGTTTTTTTGAATGCCTTTTCCGCCTGCGATTAGTGTTCCATCGATGTCAACAATGATGACGTCTTCTGCGTCGCTGCTGCGTTTGTTTTCGTCTGCTTTGATGGCTTCTGCTTTGTTACTGAACCAGTCCATTGCTGGTTTGGGGTCTAATGGGTTTATTCCCCAAAGGAAGAAAGCAACGGCGCCGGCGCCTGGGTATTCGTCGTTGTCTGGATTGGAGTTCTTAGGTGCTTCTAAATCGACGAGGTGTCGTTGGCCCCACGCGTTTGCTCGTATGACTTTGTCTTCGCTGATGTTTCCTGCAGCCATTGCGCGTGCTTCTCGAATTGTTCGTTCAACAAGTCCGTCGCCTCCAAGTCCTTCTCGATAGTGTTCGAGTCCTTTGGCTGCTGCGCTTCGAATGTATGCGGGAAGGTTGAGTTCGATTGCGCGTTCTCCGCCTGGTTCCATTTCTTCTGCTACTGAAACAGCGACCATCTGATCGATCGCATCTTGTTTTGTTGTGTGGCAGCCGATGACTTCGCCGTCTTCTTTAATCGTTGCCCAGCCTGTGCAGCCTTCTGCTTTGTCTGTGATGTAGTACGGCATTAGAGCTCTTGAAGAAAGTATGAAAGGGTGTGACCTGTTTTTGTTGATATGGCGTAGAGTTCTGTCGCCGGCATCAAGTCGAAGTCATGATGGTCGAGTTTGGAAAGTGCTAATCCTGTGCTTGTTGTGACGTTTGCTCCGCCAATGTAGACGGCGTCTGTGCTGTCTAAGTTTTGGAGGATCACGTGTCCGTAGTTTCCGCGTGTTCCTAAGATGCGGGTTGCTGCTGTTCCGACGCTGAGTTGTCCTGTTTGAATTGCCATCGTGTCCTCAAATCAAAAGCAGGAGGTCTGCTTCATCTTCAAGGATAGACCATGCGACTGTTGCTGTTGCTGTTGCTTGAAGTTTTGCGTTGGTTGATGCTCGTGCGAATGTTTCGCGTGGTTTGAATTGTTCGACTGTTGGTTCTGGTTGTTGTTCTTGTTTTGGTGGTTGTTTGGTTGTTGGTATTTGTTTGCGCCACCAAGGGTTGCCGCCTTGTGTTGTGGTTGGTTCTGGGGTTGGTTGTGGGGTGACGGTTGCTGTTGCTGTGGCGTTTGTGGTTCCGAGGTTTGCTGTGCCGTTTGGGACGATGCGTGTTTGGCTGGTTGCTGTGGCTTGGCCTGATCCAAGTGGTGCGGTTGCTGTTGCGTTGGTGTTTGTTGTGGTAGTTGCTGTTGCTTGAATTGTGCCGAGCTGTGTGTTTGCTGTGGCTTGTTTTGTGATAGTGGTTTGTGCTGTGGCCTGGGTTGTTCCGAGGTTGGCTGTTGCGGAGACTGGGTTGATGGTGGTGCTGGTTGCTGTGGCCTGGCTTGTTCCGAGGTTGGCTGTTGCGGTTGCTTGTTTCGTTGTTTGGCTGGTTGCTGTGGCTTGGCTTGTTCCGAGCTGTGCGGTTGCTGTGGCGAGGGTGAGGTAGTCGACGCCATCAAGTTTGGCTGTGCTGTCGAGGGTGCTTGTGTCGAGTTTGAAGGCGGGCGTTGCGCCGCCTGCTAGTCCTGTGGTTGCGTCGTTGAGGGTGCTTGTGTTGAGGACGAACCGTTGGACGGCCATTGGTTGCCTAGCTTGCGATGGTTAGTGAAACGTTGAGGGCGCCTGATGCGATCGTGTATGTGTCGCCTGCGGTGTATGGGTTTCCTGTGATGGTTCCTGAAAATAGGAAGTTCCCGCCTGTGCTGTTGTCCCATGCGGTGAAGTGTGTCGCGTCTTCTGAGCCGGCGATGTTTGTCCAGGAGATGTCTGCGTCTGTTGCGATGTTGCCTGTTGATGCTGCTGCGAAGGATGCGGTTTTGCGTGTTGTTTCTGTTGCTGGGTTTGATGTTCCAGCTGCTCCTGGGTCGCCCACGTGGAGTTTGATGTAGGCGGTTGTTACTGAGAATGCGGTCGCGTTACCTAATGCGTCGAGCCATTTGTTTGCGAGGTAGTTGCTTATTCCTGTTGCCATTATTCTTCTACCTTCTCGATAATGTTGACGATGCGTCCGTTGTTGTCTCGTTCAACGGTTCTGATCGTTGGTCGTTGTTCTGGAATGTTTACTCGCACAACTGTTTCTGGGACGTTGATGATTGGTGCTGGAACGTTGACTGCTGGCGGCGTGTAGTTCAGCACCATCTCTGGCATCGTGATGTTCATGTCCTGCGATTTGACTTCGTATGCTGCTTGCGGGTTTGTTGGGTTAATGCTTGCGAGTGGTTGCAGTCCTGATGATGGGACGCCTGTGTGTGTGACTGCTGGAAGTCCGAGCGATGCGAGGACTTCTGCTGGGTCAAAGCCTGAAAGGATGAGGCGTTGCGCGATAATTGATTTGCGGTCTATCTCTGCGAGGTTTGCTGCGTTGATGTCCACGTTGGCAAGTGGCACGCGGTATGCGTCGCCGCCTTCTACCGGCGGCATGTCTTCGAGCTTGTGGATGTCGTTGATTGAAAGAAAGCCAGACTGGATGCCTGTGCTGAATGCTGCGTAGCGTGATGCTTGGTCGCCTCGAAGTAATCCGTCGACGTTGAATTTCATGAATGCTCGGCCTTCGAGTAGTCGGCTGTATCCTTCTTCAATTTTTTCGAGGTATGGGCGGAGCGTGTGTTGTACGAAGTGGATCGAGTTCATTTCGACGCTTGCGTAACTCATCGCGCCTGGCGTTGTCACTCCGAGCATTGATGGTGGTACGCGGAATATGCGTGCTATTTCTTCGACTGCGAATTTGCGTGATTCTAAGAATTGTGCGCTGTCGTTGTCGACTGTTGTTTTGCTGAAGCGTGCACCTCCGGTGAGGATGCCTGGTCTGTGCGATCGGCGTAGTCCGCGATGGCTTTCCTCGAAACCGTCGACCAGGTTTTTTGCTTGTTCACGTGAGAGGTTTCCTGGGAACTCGATTATTCCTGATGCGCTTGAGCCTTGTCCGAAGAAGCGTGCAGCGAATTCTTCGAGTGCGCGTGCGAGTCCTAGGTTTTCTTTGATGAGGTCAATGCGTGAACGTCCGCGCAGGTCGCCTGGCAGTCTCATCTCGGTGAGGTGGATCATGTCTGCTGCTTGAATGACGTCGCGGTTGTCGTAGACGTAAATCGGGCGGCGTGTTACTTGGTCGCGGCTGCACTGGACTTTTTCAGGGTTGAGAACAATCAGGCCGGCGATGCCTTGGTCGTCGCGCAGAATTCTTGTGAATGAGTTTCCGTTCAACATCAATGAGACGAGCACTTGTTGGAAGTGTTCTATTCTGCTCACGCCTGACTCTGGCGTGTCTAGCCATTGTGGTCGTGGTCGTAATGGGAGGCGTGTTCCGTTGTATCGGAGGAAGGTGTCGACTGGAAGTGTTGAGATGCTGTCTGCGATGATACGCACGCATGAATAGACCGCTTCTATTTTCAGCGAGTCTTGTTGTGTAATAATTGTTCCGGCGTTGGTGGAAACTGCGAAGCCGTCGCCTAATGCGAATAGGGTCTGGTATGAGATCGCTCGTTCTTCTGTGCCGCCGTTGAACAGTCGTGAGAGCATTACTTAGCCTTCCTCTGTCCTCGTTCAATTGCGAACGTGAATAACAGAATTGCGAGGCCGATGCTTATCAGCCCTGTTGGTATTGATATCAAGAATAGTCCAGCCACGATGAGCAGGGTTCCGAGTATCTCTAAGAATAAAATCATGGTGCTCCTAGACTACAAAGAATTCAGGGACTGGTTCTTCTGGTGGTCGTCGTGTTGCTCTGTCTACTGCGAGTGCGCATGCGATCGCCGCATCTATTTTTCGTTTTGACTTGCCTTTGCTTAATCGAAGTCCTGCGTCTGTTTGTCTTGGTACTGCTGAGAGAATTTGATCGGTGAACATCGGGTCGCCGTCATGTGCGAGCTGTCTGTTTACGATCGCTTCGTACATCGTTCCTATGGCTGGGACCATTCGTTGTGGGCTTTGCGGGAACTCAACCATTGGTAGGCCGTCGTCTGCGAGTGCTTCTGCGCTTCTCTGAAAGAACGCGGGGTCGTATGCGAATTCGCGCACGTTGTAAGTCCTGTGCAGGTTTTTTAGGTGGTGTTCGACTGCGGCGATGTCGATCATGTTTCCGTCTGGGTGCCATATTTTGGCGCGAACCACAAGGCGTTCTTCTTTGGCCTGGCAAATGACGACCGCTATCGAGTCGTGCTTCAACGCCATGTCAATGCCCACGAAGGTTGGCGTGTCAAAGTCGAGCGTCAAGTCTGACGTGCATTGTTGCCATGCTCCTGCTGGGAGCCAGCTTGAGTCGCCGTCTGTTCTTACCCACTGGTTCAGCCGGTATCGCCTGAATGGAATTTCTGCGGTTTGGTTCATCGAGACTTCCATGTCCTCGATGTCGAGCAGTCCTTCTGCGAGGTTGGGGTTTGCTAATGCCCAAGCTTCGCGGTCGTGGACTGCTGCTCCTTCTGGCGCTTCCCACCAAAAGAAGCCGAAGCGTTCATCTTCCTGGTCGCCTGAAATGACGCGCTTGCCGTAGTTGTAAAGTCTGCCGCATATCGTGTCGAAGTCGTAGCCGGCGGTGGTGATCGCGACTATTTGTGGGTCTTTGCGTGCGCCTGATCCCAAGGTCAAAGCGTCGAAAAGCTCGGAGTCCTTCTGCACGTGAAGCTCGTCGAAAATCACGGCGCTAGGGTTGAGTCCTTGTTGAAGTGCTGCGTCGCTCGAAAGCACGCGATAGACGGCGCCTGTTGATGGTATTTCTATTGCGTCGCGGTAAACCTTGCAGATGCCGCTTAATGCTTGCGATCGTGTCACTTGTGTTTTTGCTTCGTTGAATACGACGCGTGCTTGTTGTCTGTCTCCTGCTGCGCTATAAACCTCTGCTCCGCTTTCGCCTTCGAATAACGCATACAGCGCAATCAAGGAGCCAAGCAGCGACTTGCCGTTTTTCCTAGCGAGGCCTATCAAACTTCGCCGGTATCGCAGCAGTCCATCTGGTCTGCGTTCGTACAATGCTTCGAGAAGTTCGCGTTGCCAGTTTGTTAGGTAGAGCGGTTCGCCTGCGCGGATGCCTTTGGAAACGTGGAGGAATGTTTCAGCGAAGTCTGCGACGTTTTGTCCGTCACTCGTTTTGTAAATCGTTGGCGTCGACCACGTTGGTTTGCCTTGTTGCTTTGCGTTCTCTGAATGCTTCGAGTTCATTTTGTATTTTCACCTCCACAAATCCGAGACGTGCTCGATCGACTGGGGTGAAACCGAGCAGGGATAAACAATCTAATACTTGTGCGTCTAAAGCTCGAAGTCCTGAACGGTCACGCCAGTCCTGGTCAACGAGCACTTTCATTCGCAGCGCTGTTCTCTCATCAATGAGTTCACAAACCATCTGCAGAATTTCGATGTCCATCTGTGGGCTTATCCACGTGAAGCCAACCGACCATACGCGTTCCCAGAAGTGTTGGCCTGCTGGTCCTAATGGTCGATGCGGTACTGGCGCTGTTGGGCTTGTTGGTATCGCGATCGTTGTTTGTGGCAGAGCTCGTTTGCCTGGGTTGCCTGTTCGTCGTTTCTGTTCGACAGGTTTGGGTGGTCTGCCTACTGGCTTAGGCATTGGCTGGTTTGAAGTCGTGCGCTTTGCCGGTCTTTGCATTGATCGGTTTGTTGTTTGTCACCTTCTGCCAACGGGTGCAGATGACGTCGCAGTATTTTGGGTCGAGTTCAATGATGCGGGCAAATCGTCCGAGTTGTTGCGCTGCTATCAGTGTGGAACCTCCGCCTCCGAATGGGTCGAGCACAAGTTCCTGTGGTCGTGTGTTGTTGATGATCAATCGTGCGACGAGGTTCACTGGTTTCATCGTTGGGTGCTCGCCGTTCTTTGGTGGTTTGTTTTCACGCACCACGCTTGACCCGTTCTTGATGTTTGTTAGCAATTCGACGAGCTCGTCTTTCTTCATGTCGTTGTAGTCCTTGTCGTAATCGAGGACTGTGCTGTTGCTGAATGGTCCGAGCCACACGTGTGCTGCGCCTGGTTTCCATCCGTAAAGGATCGGCTCGTGTTGCCAGTTGTAGTCCTGTCGTCCGAGCACGAATGTTTGCTTTACCCAAACAAGGACCTGCTTGAGCATGAAGTTGGCCTTCTCGAATTCTTGTCTGAAAAGAACGCCGCCGGTGTCTGGGTGGCAGACATAAATTGCGCCACCTTCTTTGATGGTTTTGTTCATCGCTTTGAATGCGTCGCCTATGAACTTGCGGAACTTTGTCTCGTCCATGTTGTCGTTCGCGATTGTGAGTTTGTCTTTGGTGCCGCCCTGGTATGCGACGTTGTATGGCGGGTCTGTGAATATGCAGTCGACTTGTGCGCCTTCCAAAAGTTGCACGTAGGTGTCGTCGTCTGTGCTGTCTCCGCAGATGAGCCTGTGTGGTCCGAGCTGCCAAATGTCGCCGCGCTTCGTTATCGACTTGGTTGTTTCTGGCATCCAGTCTGGGTCTTCGATTGGCTGTGGTTCTGTTTGAAGTCCGTCGAGTAGTTCCTTTACGGCTTTGTCGTCCCAGCCGGAAGCCTGCAGAAGTTCTGGGTCAACGGACCCGACCTGGCTGATGAGGTCTGCGAGGGCTTGCTCGTCGTAGCTACCAAGTTCTGCGGTGCGGTTGTCTGCGAGTGCGTAGGCCTTTGCGGTTGTGTCGTCGTCGTCTACCCAAACGACGGCGATGTCTGTCCATCCGAGAAGTCGTGCGGCTTGCAGTGTGTGGTTGCCGGCGATGACCACTTTGTCTTTGCGTCTGGCCACGATCGGTTTGCGTTGCCCGAATGCTTCGAGGCTGCGCCGGACCGCCTCGATGTCTCCACGTCGTGGGTTGCCTGGGAGCAGTTGAAGTTGGGCGGCGTTTGTGGCGAGGCTTTGAAGGTCGGCGGCAATCATGGAAATCAGTCTAGTTTCGCGGGTGCCTGCGCTGCGC